CAATTGGATAAGAATTGGTTTTAAAAATAATAATTTTTATATTAAAAAACAAGGACACGCAATAGCAAGGAGTGAAAAACAATGGGTGCAATAAGTAGAGTATTCAAAGGTGCAACTAAAGCAATAAAAAAAGTAACAAGTGGTGTTACCAAAGCAGCTAAAAAAATTGGTAAAGGTATAGCTAAAGTTGGTAAATCTGTTTGGAATGGAGTTAAAAAATTAGGCGGTAAAGCTTTTGAGATGTATGGTAAAATAAGTGGTAAGCTTGGACCTATCGGTATGATAGGATTGTCTATGGCTATGCCATTCTTAATGCCGGGATTTACAGGAGCAGCAGGTGGACTATGGACAAACTTTGGTGCTAAAGCTGCAACATGGAGTACTCATGCAACTAATCCTTTTTTAAGAACAATAGGACAAATAGGTGGGAATATTTATAAAGGTACAAACTTTATTAAAGGTACTGCTCAAGGTATATCACAAACAATAGGAAAAACATTTGAAGGTTTTGCAAGTGAAGGTACATTTGGTAGTAGAATATCTTCTGGTTTTAGTAATTTATATAAAGGAACAACAGAAGTTTTAACTGGTCAAGCAGGTAAAGGTACTATGATACCTACACAATTTAAAGATGCTTTAGGTACAACAGTAAATAAAAGTTTATTAAATGTTAAACCGGGATTAGAATCTTCACAGTTTGCAGCATTTAATAAGAATACACTTTTACAAACAGGTGGTATTGAATTAGGTAATATGAATGTAGCAAATAAATTTACATATGATGTTACTTCAGCAGCAATGAAAAATGCAGGAGTGTTTAATAACTTTACTGAAGAGTCAACTAAATATTTAAATACATTACGAAAAGTTGGTGTTGATGATAATACTGCTTATCAATACTTAAGTAAAAATGGTGTAGTCAATGGTAAATTAGATTATTCATTATCTGGTGATTTCATAGAAACAGGTGGAGTAGGTGCTTATGACTTTACTGGTAGTAATTTAAAAGAAAGTTTTAAAGCAGCAGATTATAATTACAATATGAAATTTACAAAACCTAAAGTAGATGGTGATGTATTTGCTCAACCAGATTCATTATTAAAACCACAAGGTATGGACAAACCTAATGCATTTAAAAAAGCTGCATTAAGTACTGCTCTTAGTGGACAAAATGAAGAAGGAGATGGATTTAAGTTTGCATCATTAAAAGCAACAGACCCTAATAGTAATATAAGTGGTACTGGTTCTACTAGTGGAGCATATACTAAAGAAGGTTCATTGTTAACTAAAGCACAATTAGCATTCTTCCAAGGGCAAAATTTAGATATAGCATAGGAGTAATATGTCAACAAAGAAAAAGTCAACTGTTAATAAAGCAGGAAACTATACTAAACCGGGCATGAGAAAAAAAATATTTAATCGTATCAAAGCACAAGCTTCGCATGGTACAGGAGCAGGTAAGTGGTCTGCAAGAAAAGCACAAGCATTAGCTAAAGCTTATAAGAAAGCAGGTGGAGGATATAAATAATGAAAAAGAAAGAGTTAACAAAAAGACAAAAAGAAACTATGAAGAAACATAGTAAGCATCATTCTAAAAAACATATGTCTGCAATGAAAAAAGACATGTTGTCAGGAATGTCGTTTTCGAAAGCACATATTAAAGCAAAGAAAAAAGTAGGGAACTAATGGCATTAGCTAAGTCTCAACAAAGTTTAAAGTCATGGGGAAAACAAAAATGGCGAACAAAGTCTGGAAAAAAATCGAGCATTACTGGAGAAAGATACTTGCCTTCTGCAGCAATAAAGAGTTTAAGTGCTGCGGAGTATGCAGCGACAACAGCAGCAAAAAGAAAAGATAAGAAAAAAGGTAAGCAACATAGTAAGCAACCTAAAAGTATAGCAAACAAAACAAGGAAATATAGAAGAGCATAATATGTTAGATAAAACACAACCAAATAAATTTGAACAAGCAGGAAGAAATCCTTTTAATGCACCTGTTCCGGGTGAATCTTTAACTAAAGACCCCGACCAAAAATTTCCATGGGAACAAAACCCAGAGATTAATGATGTTGATACTGCTATTAAAGAAGTATTTATTAATCTAACAGAAAGAGATACATTAGTTGAACTATTAAATATTTTAAATAATGGTCAACCTGTAGATGAGATTGCACAAATAGTTGCATACAGAGGTATGAGTGTTGGTAAATATAATAATGATTTAATGTTATTATTATTAGAACCAATTATGTATTTAATAATTGCAATTGCAGAAGAGTATGAAATAGAACCAGTTATCTATGAAGGTATGGATAATGATATTGCACAAGAAGAAGATACTGATGTAGCAATAGAATCAAAATCAAAACCAAAACCAACAATTAATAAGGATAGTGTACCTAGTTCTTTATTATCAAGAGTAAAAGAATTACCTTCAAAAGAAGAATTAGGAGTAGGAGAATAATATGGCATTAAGTTTCGGAGATATAGCTTTAAGTATAGGTGCAGGTGTTGCAGAAAAAGACATGGCAATAAGAGATGCCGAGTTTAAACAAGCATTAGAAAATTTTAAAGAAGAAAAATCACACACTAAAAAATTAGCTGAACTAAGATATGCTAGAGATTTAAAAACATATGATGACGAAGTATCTAAGTTAGAAAATATTAAGTCTGCTTATTCATTAGCTGAAAAAGCAGGACCAGAAGAAGCAGGTAAATTAATTGCTGCTGCTGAAAATCCAGAATTTTTTAAAACTCTTTCTGAAGAAGGTCAAAATGATTTAGGAAATAGTATTGCTGCTAACTTTAAATATAACTACAAAACTTATAAAGAAGGTGATGATTTACCAGAAGGTGTAAAAGTTGGAGATAGAGTTATGGTTAATGGTCAACCAATTGTAGAGAGTTTTTCTTTTGGTAGAAAAGACTATACACTTACTGAACCAAAACCAAGTTCATATTATATGGATAATAAATTCTGGAAAGGTGAAGAAGAAAAACTTGATAAGTCTTCTTTTGTAACTAAACAACTTAGAACACTTTTTAATAAAGATGAAAATAAAAATGTAGATAATATTGACTATGCTGAAATGATAGAAAATAAAAAAGTTAATGAAGTTAAAACATTATTAGATGATGAAGCAGAATACACTTCTACTAATTTAGGAACTGCATCAGTACAAGGTAAAAGATTATATTCAGTTAAAAAATCAGAACAAAAAGTATATGATACTATGTTAAGTGAATATAAAGAATCTACTGGTATTGCAAACAATGCAATTAAACAAAGTGTTATTGCACCTATTGTATCTTTAAATAAAGACATTATAAATAATTATTCATTTGAACAAAGCAAAGGACAACTAGTTGTTAGTGGTGATGGTCAACATATTGGTCAAGTATCAGATAGGTTGTGGACTGCTGTTGTTAAATCTAAAAAAGAATCTATTGAATACTATGGTATTCCAGATGCAAAAAATAACTCTAATGTAGGAGATTTTACAGCATTTGATAGAAGTGTTTATACTAAAGAATATCAAAATAAATGGAAAGAACGAGCATTATTTTTAAATAATAAAAAATTAATTAAATACAATACTGGTGATTCAAGTTTATCTGGTATAACCTTAATACCTTTAGATATATTACCACTTCAAGCTACTTTAACAGAAGATGAAAGAGTACTTATTCAAAATAATGTTAATGCAAAAATTGCAGATGTAGATGGTAATATTAGTAATAATGAAAAAATTATTAATGATGCTATTAAAGAAAGTTTAGGTATTATATCTAATAATCGACAAGGTAAAAAAGAAAATAATGAACCATCTTCTAACAGTAATACAAAAGTATTAACAGAAAAAATATTAAATGATACTATAGAATTAAACAAAAATATATCTAAAGAAGAAATTATAGAAAACTTTAAAGACATGGGATATACTATTCCAGAAAATTTAATGGCAGGTTCTTCAAAAGATAATGTACCACCAATGCCAACCCCAGATACAATGGACCCAAAATATTTTGAATGGATTAAAAAGTATGGAGACACACATAATCCAGATGGAACACCAAAAACATAATCGGAGTTTAAAATGGCAACTCAAGGAATTAAACTTCCAGAATATCTAAAGTCAGAGCAACCCGCATCTGATAATATCCCCAATCAAAAAAACAAAACAGGAATAGAACTTCCTAAATACTTAACTGAAGAACCTTCAAACATTCGTAAATATCAATATGGATGGGCGAAGGAAGATATGGTATTAGGTGATGTATGGGATATTGGAACTGCATGGATGAATTCATGGGGTGAAGATACCTATAAAGAATCTGTAGAAAAAGTAAATAAAGAAAAACAACAAAAATTATTTGAAGAGTTTCCAGAGTTTCAAAATGGAAAATACGATTCTGATGGTGCGGTAATGGCAGGGTCAATATCTACTATGATTGCTGACCCAGTTTATATTTTAATGCCATGGGCTAGAGCAGCACAAGGAGCAAATCTTGCAACTAAAGGAGCTAAACTTGCAGGTTTAGGTTTTGGTGTTGGAGCAGGTGATAGTATTATTAGACAAACTGCAGACACAGGTGGAGTTAATTTTGAAACAGTAGGTAAGACTGGTTTATATGGTGCAGTACTTTCTCCTGTTGCTATGGGTGGACAAAAATTAATTGGTGCAGGAGTTAATAAAGCATTTCCAAATTTATTCAAAAGCACAGCAGAAAAAAATGCTATACAACAAATTAATGCAGGTAAATTTAAAAACAAAAATAATTTAAATGATAGTCAATTAACAAAAGTACAAAACATTTCTCAATCTGACAAAACAAAACAATTATTTAAAGAGTTAAATGATGTAACTAATTATCACGATACATATGTTAAACCTATTCTTGAATTAACAGAACAATTAACATCTGCAGAAAATATAACAAAAATATTAAAAAATACAAATACAAAAAAATTATTTAAAGATTTAGATAATATATTATTAGAACAAAATAAAAATGTTTTCTTAACAAAAGGTACAAAACCTTATAAGTTTGATGTTTTAAAATTTAATTCTCTTAATGGTAAGACTTTAAAGAGTGCTACTGTAAAAGAAATACAAGCTGCATTACCTAAATTAGAAAGAGAAATGTATAAGAAATCTCAAATAGCTAGAGATGCTATGAAAAAATCTAATCAAAAATATCTCGAACATATATCTGTAGAACTATATAACTCAATGGGCTTTACAGAAAAAGTTATGAAAGGTATTATGGCAGCAGCTATTAGACCAGTTGTAGGTGCAGGTGGTATGGGTGCTGTTGGTTTAATTGGAGGAGCAGAAGAAGATACATTAGAATCTATGATGTACCTCGGTGCAGTACTTGGTGGTTTTAGTAAAGTATTAAATAGAGGTGGTATTAAAGGAATACCTGCTCCAGAACAAATTAAATTTGCAGGATTTATTCCTAAATTTTATATACAAACTGTAGATAAATATATTAGAATGAATTTAGCTACAACTACAGCAACAAGATTATCTAATAGAAATCCTACTATGGATAGATTTTCTGCTGATATGTTTCCTAGATTTACAGATACAGTACGAACTGGTATATTTGGAAAACCTATAGTTGGTTCAGACGAATCAATTGGATTAGCAAATGTAGGGGATAGTGTTGAAGGTAGAGCAATAGACCAAGTTAAAAAATGGTTAAACATGGTATCAAATAAAAAAGATGGAGGTCTATTACAAAATGCAGATGAAGCAACTCAAGCAGATGCTATTAAAGTTGTTAGAGGATTTAAAGGTGAAGTATCTACAGAAGCAAATCAACTTGCAACTAGACTTACAACATATTTACAATCTTTTAAAAAATATTTTACAGATGCAGGTATTGTTCCAGAACAAGACATCCAATATTATTTTCCTAGAAAATTAAATTTTAGATTAATTGAGTCAAGTCAAGCTAATAAAGATGAATTTTTAAAAGGTGTTGCTAAAGCTTATATGAACATAGGTGAAGCAAAGACTATGAACTCTGCTTTAAAAAAAGCACAATCATATTATAAAAATAATAAAAAAATATATGATGATGCAGTAGTAACTGATAGTAATTTAAAAGCATTAACTGTAACTGGTGGTAAAAAATTAAAAGCAATAGATGACCCAATTGTTTTACCTATTAACAGACACATTAAACATCAAAGAAAATTAAATGGAACATATGAACAAGTAGAAAGTCAATTTGAAAAATATCTTATCAATGATATACCAAGTACATTATCTGACCTTGTACAAACAAGTGTTAAATCAGTAGAGTTTGCAAGAACTTTTGGTGCTGATGGTAGATTACTAAGAGGTTACTTAGATGACTTAGCTAAGATGTACAAAACATCTTCTAATAATAGTACAACATATGATGGCTTTTTAAATTTTAATCACAAAGGAGATGTTGGTCATTTAAAAGATGCAATCAATGGTTACTTTGGAGTATATGGTAATAAAGGTGATGATGTAAGTAGAGGACTTGTTGCAGTACTATCTTCATTAGCTAATTTAAATTTAATGGAAAGAGTTGCTATTGCAAACATTGGAGATTTATCTCAACCTTTTTCTAACAGTAGATATTGGCAATCATGGTTAAAAGGATTACCGGGATTTTTTAATAAAGGTGCAGTATCTCAAGTAGATGATGGTCATGGTACTATTGTTAAAAATGCATTAAAAGAATACACACCTTCTGTTGATAAAGCTATAGGTGGCACAAGTGGTCAAGGATTTACTGCTAAATTAGGTCAAGCAAATGTAGCTTTTTTTAATGCTGTTGGACTAACTGCGTTAACTAAAGCTTCAAGAAGGTATGCATTTAATGTAGGTGCTATTGATACACATATTAGTGCTAAAAATTTATTTAATACTGCTATGAAAAAAGGCACAAAAGATTTAAATAAATTAACTGACAGAAAATCTTTAGAAGAAATAAGACATTTAAAACAAATGGGTCTTATTAAAGTAAGTAAAAATGGAAAACAAGTAACCAATAGTAATGAAGTATTAAAGTATGGTGCATATGATTCTGTTATAGATGCAGAAAAAGATATGGTTGGTAGAATACTTATTAATAAAGCAGGTAGTGGTATTGCAAATAGAGATGCTATTATTCCACAAATAGGAAACAGATTATTATTTACACAAAGTAGAAAACCTTTGGTTAGATTAGTTGGACAATATTCTTCATGGGCTATGGCAAAATCTGCACAAACAAATGCTATGATTCAAAGAATAGAAAATGGTTCGGCTAGACAATTAGTTGGTATGGCAGCAGCATTAGTAATGTTTGGTGGTATAAAAGATTTAAGAAACTTTGTAACTACTGGTGAATTTAAAACAGCTAGAAGTTTTAGAGATGATGATGAACCATGGTGGTTTTCTCAAGCAGGAATGTTTTCTGGTAATCTTGGTTGGTTACCGACAACTGTAGCTAATACAATTTTATACAGAAATAATTCATCACCTGTAGAATTTTTTCCGGGTGTACAATTATTTAATGATTATGTAGATTTAATTATTGATGGTGGTATATCGGCATTTACTGCAGCAACTGGAGATTTAAATGAAAAAGCATATGATAGTTTTTTAAGAAATTTTTATAGAAATTCTCCTTTACCTATTTCAAGAAATATTTTAGAAAGATTAGGTATTGGTAATTTTGGTACATATAAAAAAGATATAAACTTTAAAGATGGATATGGTAAAGATGATACAGGTAAGAACCCCGGTTTTATATTTAATAAAGGTGGATTAGCTGACCAAACAAGAATGTTATTTAGTGAAGGTGATGTAGCAGATAAATCATTTAGTGATTCATTTGGAGAAGCTAGAAATAATAAACAAGAACTATTTGAGTGGCAAGGTAATCAATACACTACAAGAAGAGCAGATGAAAGTGATTTACAATATCAAAATTTTTTAGGAAAGAAAACAGATAATAAAGTTTTATTAAAAGAAGTACCAGAAAAACCTGCAGATGTAGAGTCTTTTAAACAAGTTACAGAAAATATTATTATACCAAAGAAAAAACCTATACAAGAAAATACTATTATACCTAAAAAGAAACCTATATTAAAAGCTAAAGAAGATACAGGTTTTAAGTTTCCTAGTATTATAAGTTCAGCAGAAGCTTCTATTGTAGAACAACCAGAAGAAAAAATTAAAGCACCAGTAGTTGTAGAAAATTTTGCTAAAGAAGAAAATGAAAATACAGAAGTTATATCTGCACCTTTTAGATTACTTGCTAATAGTTTTTGGAATAAATGGTTTGGTAAAAAAGAAGGAGAGATGTTCACTAACAATGACTTTGATAAAGGAACAGTTAATGTTTTAGAAGTTGTAGCTAAGAGTGCATTGAATGATGGTAGAAATTATTCACACTATACTGATTATCCTTTAACAAAAAGAGGTGTAAGTGCTGAAGCTTTGGTTGGAGAATACAAAGATAAGAATGGAAAGTTATACAGTAAAGAATATAAAAAGAAATTAGAAGATGAAGTCAATGCAATTTATCCTAATAATATATTAGGTAAAGCTAAGTTTGCATATGATATAGCTACTGACCCAGTAATGAAAGCTATCTTTAGTATAGGTGGTTTCTCTTTACAAAAAAATAATAATGGTTACTTTATAAACGAAAGATTTAATTTTAATACTGCAAATAAAACTGAAGGTACTGCTCTTAAAAAAATTAGAAAAGTAATTTCTAATATGAAAGATGCACCTATGGATGAGAACGAAGGACCAGAAGTATTTATTAAATTAGGAAACATTAAAGATACTAAAGTTGCTTTAAAGATGGCTAAAGGTGATACACCTAGTGTAGCATGGATGAGAGATTATTACTTTGATGGTAAAGGTGGATACGATAGTATTATGACTTTCCCAGAATTTATTAAAGGTCCGGGTAAAGCATTATACTTAGACAGTAGAAACAAAAGTAAAGGTGGAGTAATAAGAAAACATTTTAGATATGGTGGTGACACTATGGGTGGACCAAATGATAAGAGTAATCCGGGTCAAGGAAGTGGAAGTCAAGGACCTGCAGGTGGTCAATCATCTGGTGGAAATTATGATGGCGGAAATAATAACAACAATAACAATAACAATAACAACAATGATGGTAGTACAGCTAGAGAAAGATATATAGCAACGCAATATAATAAGACTAAGACTAAAACTAAAACCAAAGGGGCGACAAATGGGGGAAGTGGTAGCAATAATAATAATAACACTAGTAATACTAATAAAGATAGCAAGAAAGATAGAAAGACTAAAGGAAGCACAAAAGAACAAATAAAAAATTGGATGGAAAAAAATGATGTTAGAATAACAACTAACATTCCTTATGAACTAACTGACCCAGATTTAACCGGAAAACTTTCTTCTTTAGAAACTGTTGGTCCAATTGTAAGTGTAAGTAAAGTTGGAGATAGTTTTAATTTTCCTAAAGCTGAAAGTGTAGTAGGACAATTTGGATATGAGACAGGTTTAACAACAGGAACTAATATAGATACTACTGGTTTTGCAAACGCATATAAATTTAATGATTTAGGATTTGCTGAAACTGGTGTTAGTTATGATGGTAATAAATTTACTGGAAAACTTGAACAATCATTAACACCTATTAATATAACTAATGGTATTATGGCTAGACCATATGCAAATGTAACAAAGACTGAAGGTTCAAATGTTAAAACTAATTTTGGAGTAGATGTAAATACATCTTTTGGAGATTTTACTGTAGGAAAAGATGGACTTAAATTTACAAAGAAGCTATCGTTTAAAAAGGGCGGATTACTTGACAAAAAAAGAGGTTGACAATATTTAGTTTGAGGTGTATAATATAGGAGTATGGGATAGCTATAGGTAGTATCCTGTATTTTTAATAACTCGCTTAACAAAAGGAGCAACTATGATAAACCTACCTACTAGGGTCTTTGACCCATTTAAAAACATGACAGTTGGATTTGATGATATATTCGACCAACTATCTACATTGTCTCAATATGAGACACCAAACTATCCACCATATAATATAAAAAAAGTTGGCAAAGATAAGTACCAACTTGATATGGCATTGGCAGGATTTAAGAAAGAGGATGTTATTGTTGAAGTCAATGATAATACATTAACTGTTTCTGGTAAAGCTGCTGATAAAGAAGATGATAGTTTTGTTCATAAAGGAATAGCTAGACGAGCATTCAAAAGACAATGGACATTAGCTGAACATCTTGAAGTTAAAGATGCACAACTAAAGGATGGAGTTCTGACTGTAGATATGAAATTAAATCTACCAGAGGAAAAGAAACCTAGAACAATTAAAATAAAATAAAAAGGTAGGGGGTATCAAAGCCCCCTATTAAAATGAAAATTACATTAATAATATTATTACTAATAACAGGAGAAACCATGGCACATATTAAAGGACATATAAATGTACCGGCACAAGAGACAAAAGAAACTGAAGTTAAAAAAAGTTTCTGGGATTCTTTTAAAGATAAAACTGGTATTGATATGAGTACTGGTTCAATGCAATTTAAAAAAGGACATAGAATAAAAGTATTTAAAAAAGGTGGAAAGGTTTCTAAATGATAAAGACTCCTAAGACTACTGATAATTTTTGGAAAAGTTTTCAATCAAAATTTTTAGGGACATCAAAAAAGAAAATGAAATTTGCAGGTGTTCCAAAAATAAATGTAAAGCTTTATAACAAAGGCGGAAAGGTAAGTAAAAAATGATGACATTCCCAGACATAAAAGACAAAGTAAAAGATGTATGGAACAAGTACCACCATTGCATTATAAGTGCAGTAGTTGGTTTCGTACTTGGTGCTATAGTATTTTAGTATGGCTTGGTTTAGTTTAGCAAAGGTTGCCCTCCAAGCAGGGACTCACATCTTTAAAAAAAGACAAGAGACAAAGATGATGATGGCAGATGCTCAACATAATCATGCTGCAAAAATGGCTAAAGGTGATATAGATTATCAAGGTAAGTTATTAGAAGCAAGACAATCGGACTGGAAAGACGAGTTCGTTTTGGTCGTGTTAACTTTGCCAATATTAGTCATTGCGTATGGTGTGTTCAGCGAAGACCCAGAAGCTTCTGCTAAGATAAAAGAATTTTTTGTTCAGTTCCAACAGCTACCTTCATGGTTCACTAATTTGTGGATTCTTGTCGTGGCGAGTATCTATGGTATAAAAGGTACACAAATATTTAGGGGCGGGAAAAAATGAAAACAATAATTTTATTTTTATATCATTGGTCTAGTAAAATAAATGTTTGGTCTTGGACTAAGTTATATAAAAATAGAAATAGTATAGGTTATAGAAAATGAATTTTAAATGGGACTTGCAAAAACAAATAGCAGAAAAAAAGAAACAACTATCTGCTACCTTTCAACTTCGTAAAAGAAGTAAGGAATCTATTGCAAGACCTAAAGCTGAAAAGAATATTACTTCTAAAGACCCTAGACTTCAAGGTATATAATCAAATAATATTTTGACAATACTTTTCTAACCACTCATGGATAGGAAGAAGTTTTCTTTTAGCTTCTTTAACTAAAGAAGTATAGAACACTCTCTCTTCTCGACTACGAGAGAAAGCTTCTTTCATAATCTCTTCATCTTCAATAGGAAGAGTAGTGATTTCTGTTATAAGTTTTCCTTCGTTATCTAGTATTACTTTATACGAAAATATTGTAGCTTCTCTTTTTGGAGTTGCCATATTTTTTTCCTTTGCGTCTGGATTATAAAAAGAAGAATAAGTATTAGAGCAGGATAAGCTACAAGAAAAATAATTATATTTAATAACTCATAGCTTATGTTAAATACTTTTGCCATTGAATACAATGACTCTTCACAAAAATTAAAGATTGCGTAAATGATTTTATTCTGTATCGTCAAAGACATTTGACCAGTTACCCTTCACACTTGCTTTAGTATATGCTGAAGCCCTACCTTCAAAAAAGTTTTGGTGTTCAACTCCAATAACTTCATCCCACCAAGTCAAAGGATTATCACTAATACCAAAGTTAGGTTTTAAACCTAGCTGTAGTAATCTTCTATCAGCAATATATCTATTGTATTTTTTCATTTCATCCAAGGTAAGTCCTTGAACATCCCCCATCTCAAACACTAACTCGATAAATTTATCTTCGTGTTCAACCATTTCTCTACAGATATCATATAGTTCTTTTTTAAAATCATCTGTCCATATCTCTAGGTTTTCTTTGATAAGAGTACGAAATACTTTTGTCATTCCTTCCACATGTAAAGACTCATCACGAATACTGTAGTCAACAATCTTACACATTCCCTTCATCTTATTAAATCTTTGAAAGTTAATTAATATAGCAAAGCTAGAAAACAATTGTAGTCCTTCTGTGAAACCAGAATAAACTGCTAATGCTTTAGCTACATCTTTTAAATCTTTCTTTGTTTTAACTTCACCAGTTTTAAATTGGTGTATGTAGTCATGTTTAGCTGACATCTCTTCATACTTAGCAAATGCTTTGTACTCTGACTCTGGCATACCTACTGTATCTAACAACAAAGAATAAGCATGTTGATGAATAGATTCCATGTTAGCAAACGAACCCATCATCATTCTTAACTCTGGTTTTTTAAACATAGGTATATACTTTTCATAGTAACCCGAACCTACATCTACATCTGATTGTGTGAACAATCTAAATATTTGTGTTAATAAATTTTTTTCTGATGGTGAAAGTTTTTGATTCCAATCTTTCACATCTTCATGCATTGGTACATCTTCGGGTAACCAATGTAATTGATTTTGTATTGTATAGTAATCGAATGCCCAAGGGTACTCGAATGGTTTGTAGTAAGTTCTTTCTTCAAAAACTGGACTTAAGCTTCGCATGATAAACACTCCTCTTCTGTTGCTTCTTGTTCTAGTCTAACTCTCTTGACTTTTAAATTAATATTCTCTGCACTTTTACCTTCTCTACTTCGTAGATAATACAAACTCTTCAATCCTTTTTTCCAAGCTTGATAATGTACCTTGTTAGTGTATCTTAAAAAATTATCATGCTCTTCTTGTTCTGCTTGTACTCTTGGTGCAACAAAGAATAAGTTAACTGATTGTGCTTGACAAATAAATTCTTGTCGTTTAGATGCATGTTCGATAATCCAATTCTGGTCTATCTCATCTGCAGTTTTAAAAACATCCCTTTCTAAATCAGTTAAAAAGTCAAGGTGTTTTACTGAACCAGTATGTTCACTAATACTTTGCCAGATTTTATCTTTGAACTGTTGGTAATCACTATCATATTCTTTCTGTAGTTCCTCCGAGTTGTTCCATTTTTGTTTTAGTAAATTGTGAAGTTGTCTATTCCTTACTTGGAATGAACCATTTAAAGTTTTATGTATAAATACATTTGCTCTTATTGGTTCTATTGAAGGACTAGTACCTCCACAAATAATTGATGATGTAGCATTAGGTGCGACAGCTAACAAGTGTGCGTTACGCATTCCTGTTCCTTCCATATCTGGTGCTTCACCTCTCTCTTCTGCTAACTCCATTGAAGTTTTATTAGCTAACTCTTTTATCTGTCTAAACATTTTTAAGTTTTGACCTGTAGCTATTGGTCCTTCAAATGGTACATTTAATTTTTGTAAGTAAGTATGAAAACCCATAGCACCTAGACCTAAACTTCTTTCTCTATAAGCACTATAACCTGCCTTAGTAAATCCTTCCATACCTTCTTTAACTTTCATACTCAATACATCACCTTTGTAATCATATGAGAAATCATATGTTGCTTGAATAAAATGTTCAAGAACATTATCTAACATTCGTACCATGTCTGGAATAAATGTAGGTGATGTTGACCACTCGTCATACTTAGCAAGGTTAACACTTGATAAACAACATACTGCGGTTCTATCTTCGTCTGTTGGTAAAGTTATTTCACTACAAAGATTAGATTGTTTAACACTTAAACCTAATTTTTTCTGTGTCTCTGGCAAACTTTTATTAGAAGTATCTACAAAATGTAGATAAGGTTCTCCAGTTTCATGTCTTGTTTCTAAAATTAATCTCCATAATTCTCTAGCATTAATAGACTTAGCTACCTTTTTTGAATGCGGGTCTATAAGTTTCCAATCTATATTTTTATTTACTGCAGTCATAAAGTCATCAGTAATATTAATACCATGATGAAGGTTAAGACATTTTCTATTTGCGTCACCACCAGAAGACTTACGCATAAATAAAAACTCTTCTATCTCTGGATGTGATATATCCATGTAACAAGCATAGCTTCCTCTTCTTGTTGTACCTTGGTTAAATGCTAACATCTGACTATCAACAACTCTCATAAAAGGAATTGAACCAGTTGATTTAGAACCATGAGAAGTAGAAGTACCATCACTTCTTACATCACCCCAGTATCCACCGATACCACCACCATTACTTGCTAACCAAATGTTTTCATCATAGTGTGATGACAAACCACCTCTACTATCTGGAACATAATTTAAGAAACAAGAAATAGGTAATCCTTTTTTTGTACCTGCATTAGAAAGTATTGGTGATGAAAAACCAAACCATAAATTACTAGCATAGTCATATAATCTTTGTGCCATATCCCAATCTGTTTTACCTCTGTATGTAGCACCATACTTTGAAGCCCGAGCAAATGCATGTTGTGGTGATGTCTCGTTCTTATCTAAATATCTATCTTGTACTGTTGCAATACCAAATGGTGTGAGATTATTATCTCTTTCTAAATCTATTTTTACTTTCATTACTTCCCTTCTCTTTCTTTACATTCCCCTGCGATTGACATATAAGCTGATGCGTCTATATAAGTATCTGGTTTTGGGTCACCAAATTTTGCTCGTGCAATTTTTAATAGTGTCATACATATTGCAACATCATGTCCTGTTAATGGAACATCTAAATATGCTGACCAAAGTTTTGCAATGTTACCATGGTTGATAACTTTATCACCATAATCATTTGCTCTTGGTCCTGTTATTAATTTGACTGCTGTCTCTAAGTATTCTTTAGTTATGTTTTTTTTCATCATCTATCATGTCCTGTATCATCATTGTTTCTATTTCTTTCATACCTATGTATGTTGCAAGTGGTGAATTTTTTTTAGCGAACCACCAAACACCTTGTGCTAAAGCCATGACTTGTCTGTCACCTTCTGTTAAATTGATTAATTCTATATCAATCTTTTTTGTTTTACCTACACCTGTAGGTGTAAATACTATATAAGCTTTTCCACTCTCCATCATTTTGTCATCCATCCTTTCGGTATCTCCTTCTCACAAAATTTTATTTTAAATTTCTTACACCAGTCAGCATAAGTAGTCTTAGAGTTTTTGTTTATCTTAACTTTAGAGTTTTGAAAACAAAAACGAATATCATAATCACCTGTACTTTTTAGATACAAATGTTTCTTTCTGTCTGAAATAGTAAATCTACCTTTTAACTCAACAAAGATATTAGTATTAGGAAAATACAAGTCGGGAAGATAAGACCGAAGAATAGCCGGTTGTACATAGCTTAGTCTTTTATACTCATAGTAGAACTTGATTTTTTT